TGCTTTTTGACCGATTTCGACATGGTTTGAGAATTGACCTTGGTTTCGATGAGGATTTGATCCTCCCAATACCCGGGCGGGAATTTGATGAGCTCTGACATCAGCTCCCCGTCCTTGCCCATTGTGTTCGTGAGTATCTGGAGTTCCTGGGGGTTGAACTGGCGATAACGGGCATACTGCTGACGGACCACCCTCTCCATGAAGTCGCGGAAGCGTTCCATCAGGTCGAACAACGGCTGCATCGCCTTTTCGATGATGGCCGACGTGCCAGTGGCGGTCGGGCGGTCTGCGAGCTCCTCGCCCCGGAAGGCGCGGGGGATGGACGCGGTGTCGCGCATGTGCTGTTCGATCTTGCCCAGGACATCAATGAGGAAGGACACGTCGCCATTGGTCAACGGGATAACTTGAATACCCTTCTTCAAGTCGTCCATCATCGCCTTTTCGACTTCCGCAAGCCCGGGGCCCAGGTGCCCGTCCTCGTCGAAATACTCACTCAGGCCGAGAGACTTCAGGGCGACAATCAGCGGCTCAATCGAGCGAATGCCGGAGTCCATGAGGATATTCATGATCGCGGCGTAGGCCCGGTGCTCAGGGTCTAGGATCGAGCACAGCGACTTACCATCGACCGAATTAAGCAGCGGATACCAGCACCAGGTCTCATAGGGTCGCTTCTTCGACTGGAACCAGTTCTCGACCGCGGCAACCCAATCGTCATTCGCAAGGTCAATCCAGATGATGACCTCGCGCTTTTGATAAGTAGCATAAGCCTCAAGTAGTTGCAGGTTGTCGTCATCCTCGTCCCACTCTGAGCTTTCGCTGTTTTTTTCGTCCTGCCCATAGGCCGCCTGGACCTCTGTTTCGCCTTCGTTCTCGTTGGTCTCGTTGACCTTGCCGGTGCCAACGTTTTTGACGTTCAAGTCGGATCGGTAGAAGCCGGCATCGACCTCGGCCTGGATCTTCTCCCGGGTCGTGTCGAAGCTCTCCGCCAGCCACTCGGCCTCGTCAATCGCGGGGCACGGCATCGGATGGAAGAACCTGCGGACATCGACCAGGTGGGGGAAACACCCCTCTTTGGTGACGATCTCCTGTTCGACCTCTTGAGGTTCACCGCGGGAGCCATCCTCGCCCACGTCCCAATCCCAGTTTTTCACCGTCTCGGTTTTGTACATCCACGCCATTTTGCAAACGGCCTTGGAGTAGATTTCGGCCAGACGGATGCTGTCTTTCATCAGCGGGAGGTATTGGGCCCTGTCAGCCATCCAGTCCAGCATGGTATCCATCCCGGGCCCGTACTGTTTATAGCCGGGCCGGGGCGACGAGACGAAAAACTGATCCTGGGCAAGCATGGCATTCGAGAGGTTCGAGGAGGCGTCTTGGCAGATTTCGAAGGTGATGGTGAAGTCAAGCATCGACTCGCGGGAGTTCTCTGGCTGATTGATCGCGTAGAAATTCTTCTCGCACTGAGACCAGTCATCCTCGAGGAACTCTCTGTCTTTGGCCGCCTTCTTGATCTTCCCGCAGAGCTTTCGAACGAACTTGTCGAACTCTTCGTCCTCGCCCTTTTTGGTGACGACTGGAGTGATTTGGTAGGAAGGATTTTCGGGGTTCGGGCGGTGGAACACTGTGGACATCAAAATCCTCCGGTTCGTCTTACCAGCCCGTAACGAACGCGACCATTTCCACGCCTTCGCTTCCGGGCGTTCTCGAATTCGTCCTCATCGACCACGGAGTCATGATCGCGCTGTGGCTTTGGACGACCGCCGGGCTCCCACCAAATTGAGTGCATGGCGCAGGTATCGGCCAGGGCAGGGGATGAACCCATGACAGTTCCATCCGGCGCAATATTGAGCCCAACCATGTGCGCGACGAATTCTTCATGCTCAGGGTATAACACAAATACCTGGTGGTTCGCTACATAGGGATGGAATCCGTCGAGGATGCGGCGCCCCTTCGTCACCCCCCTGGTGCTGTACGGCTCGACCCTGAAATACCGCTCTTGCTCGACCATGTAGTTTTTCAGCCACGACTCGACCCAGACCTGCATCGACCCCGACTCTGGAATCATGATGTCGGCGTTCCACTTGCAGGCTTGCTCGTAGAACTTCTTGATTTGATCCATTGGTTCGATGCCGGAGTCGTGGAAATAGTCCAGCAGGACGGCGAACCGGAGCGTCTGATGCCACCAGAACGTCGAGATGCCACAGTGGTCCGAATCCTTGTTCAGCCCGCCGATGGGGTCCATTGCGGTCGTCACGTTGCCAAGCTTGTATGGGTAGGTCACGCCGTCGATCGAGATTGCCCGCGGCCCCCCGGTTGACCAGTGGAGATCGGCGGCGAGAAAGTCCTCCCGCTTGAACTTCCGCGACCCCTCCGCCACCAGGACGTTGAGCATCTGGTGAGCGAATTTGTAGGGCTTCATCTTCGAGAGCGTCTTTTCGAGCCCCTTCATCGTCCGGCGCTCTGGGAAGATCGGCTGGCCCATCTGCCACACCAGGTCGCGGTTGGCCTCGAGGATGCGGGTCTGAGTGTAGTCGGAGTCGGGGTCGGGGAGCTTGATCCCCATTTCGTCGATGAACTCCATGAACACGTCGTTGATGTAGCACCCGAGCACCAGCTTGCAGTAGTCCGGGTCGGCCAAAAGTTGTTCGTACCAGCCCTTCTCACCGCCGGGCCACAGGGTCCCGATGATGAGCAGGAGCGAGTCCTCGCTTTCGAACAGCGGGTCCAGGGCCTCGAGAAACTCGACGGCCATCGCCATTGTCGCCTCGGAGTTGGCCGCCTTGAACTCAATACCGTCGTCGATCAGGATCTTGTCGTAGTGCCCGCCGACAAGCCCGGTCTGAATGCCGGCGAGGGTGACGCTGGCCTCAGACCTCTCCGTAGTTCGGATGACCGAGAACTCGGTCGTCGTGCCGAGCTTCTTCGCGTCCGCCGGCACCCGCTCGGGGAAGTAGGTTTTCATCGGCCGGCCGAGCAGGACCGACCGGATCTTCCGGCCCTTCTTCTTCGCCTCGTCGAGATTGTGCATGACCAGGAGGATGGTTTGGTTCGGGTCCTTGATGAGCTCGTGGACGATGAACGCCTGGTCCATGACGGAGGTTTTGAAGTGGCCCCGGGGAATCAGCAGCAGGAACCAGCGGCGCCCCTTCGCGTAATTGCGCTGGAACCACAGGCAGACGGCGAAGTGAAGGACGATCGAGATGTCGCGGAACTCGCAGATGTACCAGGCCGTCCAGAAGATTGACTTCTGGCACCTGGCGCGGACCTTGGCAACGGTCGCGTCGTCGCCAGTTATCAGGTCCGCGGGCTCAGTTTTCCGTGCCATCTACCAGGGCCCCGTCCAGCATCTTGTCGAGCATCCCCTCGAGCGCGTCGCCCTCCTCCGCAACCTCTTTGAGTTTCGGGTCGAGGAGCTCCCGGCCGGTTTTGGTCTGCCGGGTCTTGAAGTACATCGCGGTCCAGTCCTTGATCTCTTTGCCGGCCTGGAACCGTTGCTCGACGGAGTAGACGGAATCCTCCTGCACCTCTTTGAGAAACTTGATCGTGTTCGGGGCGGCGACCATCAGGTGCTCAAGGATGCTGACCTTCGAGCGATAGAAAGTCTCGATGACGGTATCGCAATGTCTGAGGGTGTGGTCGCGCCAGTGGCCGGGATACTTCGCCTTGAGCTTCTCGGAGCTCCCGGGCTTCATCCCAAAGAGCCTGTCGATCGTCCGTAGATCCTTCTTCCCGATCTCATGGAGAAGTGAAATGCAGGCAATCTGGACATCGACGAGCTCCGACACCAGCTCGGCGGCGCGCGCGTCGGCGTCGCTGTCCCTGGCGAGCTTGACGACATCGACCCGGGGCACCTTCACGTCGGCATGGGCCTTCGTCAGCCTCTTGACGGTCTGAAGAGACTTCCAGGCCGCAGTTTTCATGGCAGCGAGATCGCCGTCCGACTTTTTCATAAATCCGAGTCTACACCTTTTCAGTGACAACAAAACCCTTTGTGAAGCCCTTCCCGATCCCGGTATGGTAGTGCCACCACTTTTCGTTCGAGTAGTCCCAGGCCGCCACCGGGCCGGACCTGCACTTCAGATCCTTCCAGACCAGCTCAGGGTCGGGGTCGGGGAGCACCTCGAGGACTGCGCCACATTTGCACCGCCACCGCTCTCGCTCGTTCATTTCGGGAAACCGTCCTTGTAGACCTGTTTGAGCGACGGGAAGACTTTCAGGTAGAAAAACATCCCTGCCGCGCCGAGAACGAAACCGATGAGCAACCACAGAGCCATCATTTCAACCTCCAACCTTTTTGAACACGTTGCGAACCGGGCCCCTCGCGTCAACGTGACAGCGCGGGCCGGATGGCCTTGGCGCCGTTATCATGGTCATGTAGGTCCCGCAGCCGCACATGACCGGGGCCTCGCGGTTTTCAACCGAGCGGAATTGCTCTTTCTTCGCGTGGCACTTAGGACACGTCAGTTCATAAATCGGCACTTCATCCTCCAATCGTTGACGACCAGGCGGCCGTGTTTCCAGATTCGAACCCGTCGCTGAAAAGGTGAGGATGGAGCCGGCCGGTGTCCCCGCAGGACTTCACCAGCACATCCCCGGCAAAGCTGAAGTCGGGCGGCTGATGCCACCACTCAAACCCGATCGGACAGGCATCGTAAGGACCCGGCCGGGCCACCTCCCCGGGCTCCAGTGTTTGGGGTGGAGCCTGGCAGGTGAACCTCATCCCCGGCCGGGCCGGATCTTGATGCTCGAACACCGCAATGAGGTAGACGGTGCCGGCGTTGGTTGCCCTCAATTCGCACACGACGACATCGCAGTTCACTGGCGGCGCCCAGGGCGTCGGCGTGGCAGTCGGCGTCGGTGTGACCGTGGGAGTGTTGGTCGGTGTGGGCGTGGGCGTGGCAATCGGCTGTCCACAGGCTTCCCAGCAGGCATCGCAGGCGGGTTGGTTGATGAAGCATCCAAGCGTCCCCGGGGTCGGGCACCCGGCGCACGGGTCCGGCGTCGGCGTCGGCGTTTGGGCATCCACCGCGGAGGCCATGAGCGCGAGGATGGCAAGCGTCAGCAGCAACAAGATGATCCACAGGTTTCGCTCTTTTTTGCTCATCGGCGTCTCCGTTTTCTGGCCTCGTCGATCTCGAGCTGGCGGCCGGCGAGGACGCGGCGGCGGCGGCGGGAAGTTGGGGGCTGGGGCCTTGGCTTCTTCTCAATGGGCACAAATTCTGGGTCGATAAACCAGTGCGCGTACAGGTCGGCGTCGTCCCCAATGAGATTCCGCAACAACCGCAGATCCGGGTCTGGGGTTCCTTGCGAGAACGCCATCTTGCTCCCGATCCCCGCGTGTTCCCTTTCGCCAGGAATACCCTTGATCCCGACGACCAGATCCGACGAGAGAAGATCAAACTGCTCCGGAGCCACACTCCGGTAAATGCGTCGGTCTACGTCGTGTTTTGTGTAGCCGTTGAGGATGTTCAAGAGCCCCGGGATAATGCTCGCGTGGAAGCTCATCGAGCACAGCGAGGCGGTCCCGGGGTGCCAGTTGCGGCGAAACAGGCGAGACCCAACATGATAGAAAACCGTGTTGTTCTCCCCAATTACGAAGATCCCCTCGCTCAACCTGCTTCTGAGTTCGAAGGCCATGTTTTGCAGGTACGACCGGCTGTACCAATCATCATCCTCCATGACGGTGATGATCTCGGCCTCTGGGATATTCTTCTGGATGTAGTCCAGCCCGGCGACAAAGTTTCTCGCTACCGTGTTACCAGCGCCGGCCTTCCAGCGTGGATCTGGCCGGACAATGTGGAAGTCAACCGGTGCGAGGCCGGCGGCCGTCATCGGGTCGCAGTCATCCACAATCACCCAGAAGTCGGGGAGTTGAGTCTGCCGGGCCATGTAGAGCCGGCAATAGTTCATTGCCTTTTTCCGGGCCCCTGTACAGGTCAGTACGACGTGAGATCCGTGTTTCCCAGAAACCATTTAAGCGCCTCTCCCGATCTCATCTCCTCCTCAGACCAACAGATGTAAGACATGCCGCGAAGGTATGCCTCGACATCTTCGACCGGAGGCGGGCCGAGAACGTCAATTTCGTGCAATTCGTGGTGTGCGATCCCGGCATAGCTGGCCGCAGGATCGCAGTAAACTGGAATGCCCCTCATTAGAGCTTCTCCGCCCATGTTCGACGAGTGGGTGATAACTGCCCATGCCCTATCGAGGTCTTCCTGAACACTCAGCCCGTTCGATACACAATCGGCGCTCTTGAAGGTTGAGCGATGCCCTTTGCGTGGGCGCCAAACCGTCGTTCGCTGTGAAAACCTCTTGATCTCCGAAAGGACAGTCACGTCCAGATCGTGATCGAAACACTCATCCTGTCCGACAATGAGGATATTCTCCCCGCGGGGCTTATATTCGACCGGAGGAAACAGGCGATCCCTTCGTGTGGAATCGGAGACCTCCGGCGGCCACGACGGAACCCGATTCAGATAGAAGAACCAGTGTTGAGGCAGCGCTTTGTAGTAGAGGCGCCCCATCTCGATAACGAAGACCGGAGTTCCTTTCGAGCGGTAATACTCGAAGATTCTCCCATTTGCTCCGCCATACCGCCGAAGATTTCCGCCGACCGCCACCAGGTCGTAGGGCTCACCGTTAAACTCGGCGTGGTCCTTGTAGGTTGGTTGGTATCCGTTGGCGAAACACCCATAGCCGAAGTAGTCCATCGGCGGGATGTCCCCGGGTCGGCGGAAGACACAGGCGGACGGCATCATTTGATCCGGCGGAGTGCTCGAACGGAACCGGCCCGACCGATCTCCTCGAAGTTGTCCATCTTCAGAATCTCTGGGTAAAGAAAGCTCGGCCCGGTGTTCATCAGCGTCATATCGTCAACGTCGTGCAGAACCAGAATTCCGCCGACGATGATCGTCTCCCACCAGTTGTCAAAATCGCGCTTGACTCCCTCGTAGGTGTGCTCGCCGTCGATGAAAAGAAAATGAACCGGAAATTCCAGCTTTGAGGTGTCATAGGTTTGCGAATCGGCCACAAATAGCTCGGCGTAGAGGCCGGCGGCGGCAATGGTCTGCGACAAGAGTTTGTCATTCACGGGATCGTTGTCGAACGAGACAACAGTACCGATCTTCTCGGTCGCCGCGGCGAGGAGGATTGTCGAACCGCCCTCCGCCCTCCCGATCTCGACGAGGTAGCCGCCGGGGGGCGTCTGCTTGGCGATCTTCCACAAGAACACCGCTTCGTCGAAGTCCATGCGGAGAATTCCGCGGTTGTTATGAGAGCTCGTAAAAAGGAACACCAGATCCTCAAATCCTGCGATCTCTGTCGGAACCTTGGTTTTCTCATCCCACACGGCGTTATACGGCATCTGGACCTCCAAAAGTCTCCCGCGTCCACCCGGACATCGAGCGAACGTGTCGTCGGATCAGTTTTTCGTTGAGCTTCCAGGGATGCCGGAAGCGTTCGAACGCCTCTTTCCCACGCCGGCCGCGGGTCCGCTTCTCGATCTTGTCGTCGGCCTGGAGGGTCTCGGAGCCCTCGAGTGGGATGCCGCAGAGGATGAGCTGGTCGTAGCCCTGGTCGATCGCTGTCATGACCGCCAGGAGCCCGGAGCTTCCGTTCCCGATGCGGCCGGTGGCCCCCGGGAGAATCTCAATGCCGCAGTCCGTCGTGATCTTGCTTGTGACGTTGTTCGGGATGCGAGAGAACGCCTTGAAATTCATGTCGCCTCCCATCTTCGCACGCTGGTCAACGAGCTGCGCCAGAAGGCGGAAATGAAGGCTCACCCACATTTCGATCGGGTCGGTGTTGCGAAGCCCGGCGTAGTTGATCGCAATGATCGGCCAGCGCGGGGCGTCGATCAGGTCATCGAACACGCACGGCGCCGAACCTACGATGAGGGCTCGTTTCATTCGTCAATCCTCGTCCCACAAACACCACACGTTCCACGAACGTAGTCATCTTCGGTCAGAATCGAGCTGCACTCTTCGCATCTTCCGTCTTCGGTCGGTTTCATTCAACCTCCAAAAAGCGGGGGCCGGCGGCATGGAAATCACCAATGTCGAGTTGATAATATGCCGGCCCCCGCCCGTGTCTCATGTTTTCTTCCACCTGTGACCGTGGCAGGTGGGGCAACAGTCCGGCCATTGCCTTCCATCGGGGTCTGTTGCCGCGACATACTCCCCACTCCCGCCGCACTCCTCGCAGGCGACGATGTTGAGTTCATGGAATATCTTCTCAACCACTCTGCCCGTCGCGCCGTGGGCGTCCGGTGCTACGGCCCACGCCGCATCAATCCGTTTTTTGTCGATGATGAGGTATCCGCGTTCTTCGAGGCCGCGTTCCCTATCCCGCTCCAGCTCCTCGATGCGCCCGCCCTTCTCGATGTTATCGAATTTCAAGTCGAGAGCTTTCCTTTGGTATTGCTCAAGCTCGGCGGTGAGGCGTTCTGACTCGCCCTGCGAGTCTTCAAGGCTGCTTCGCAGCCGTTCGATCTCCCTTGTTCTTTCTCTTTTACAGGCATCACACCCAATACTCGCCAAAGACGCACCACCGTGGACAGTGCAGAAAATCACGTCGTAACTCATCACTTCACCTCCAGCATCATGCGTTCCACCGTCGCGTCGTGGATCTTGTCCGCGATGAAAGCCTTCAGCCGCTCGTTCTCGGCGGTGAGGCGTTCGATCATTTCCACCGTTGCCGCGTCCATATCGACATCAGGATCGGTTGCGTAGACACCGAGTAGCTGCTCTAGCCTTTCGAGTGATCCGTCGTGTATGCTCATCATTCATCCTCGCCTCGGACGTTCACTTTCGACCAAAATCTTGTGTCACTCACAGCCACACCCCAAGAAATAACCCCACTTCTGCGAGAAGGGATACCGGCTATCCTTCGCCCACGCCGTCTCCTCGTCAGTCACCCGACACGGGGTTGGGGTTGGAGATGGTGTCGGCGTCGAGGACGCCGTAGGTGTAGCCGTGGATGTAGGCGTTGCGGTATTCGTAGGAGTGCCCGTGGGCGTGAGAGTGCCGGTGGGCGTAGCCGTCGGCGTAGCCGTGCTCGAGGGCGTCCTTGTGGGGGTGGGCGTTCTGGGCGGCCTGGTGTTTGTCGGAGTTGGCGTCGGTGTCTGTGTCGGGCATTCAATCACCCCCATGTAGTCCGTGAGCATCGGCTGCACGGTGTAATTTGGAATCTGATGTGGGTCGCCGTTCGAGTCGAAGAAGGTCCGGTAGATCGGCAGAAACGCGAAGATCCCCCTCAGACCCCAGCAATCCCTTTGAATGGTTTTTTGCCCCTGGTGACGGTAAGCGTCCGCGACGATCTCACGCGCCACACATCCAATTCCGGTTTGAGGGTCATCCACCAGATACCAAATCGCGTTTTGTACGTGGTGGCGCTGGACGATCTGTCCGCAATACGATCGCCTACCAACAAGATTCTCACGGACGATCCATTCCACAAGGTCCATATTTTCTGGCCGATCAACAAATCCATCGAGATCCTCCCAATCCGACACGACAAAGGCGTCATGCCACCTTCCGGCGTAAACTTCGGCGTCACGATCGAGGCACCAGCCGTTGTACCCGTTTCCGTTCAAAATCCCGTCGGATTTGACCTCGAGCCGGTACATCGAGTTGGGGCCGGAGAGGTATGCGGCGAATTCGGCGTACTTCGGAAGCTCCAAAACCGGCCCTAGAATCGTCTTTGACCCAGACCCCTCACTCCCACACTCCCGAGACCTCTGGACGACAGCGTGGGCGGCAAAGTAGCAGAAACAGGTGCATTTCTCTTCCGAGCCTGCCTTGTCAGGGCAGATTTCGTCTCGCGGGACGGAAAATTGAACGATTTGGGTGTGGAGCTGATCGAATTTGACCTGCATCTGGCCCGGAATCGCGTAGCCTTCCGGCGCGTCGAACCAGCCGAAGTGAATTTCGGTGATCCACCAGTCGATGTCGTCGATTGCGTAGGTCACGTTCAGGTCATCGGTAGTCCAATCGAGGTAGACCGTGCCGACTTCCTGGTTTTGGCCGGCGATGAGCGGAAAATCGCAGTCGGAACCGGTGGTCATCGCCAGGGCGGTTGGTCCGGTCGAGGCCCCGTTCACGACCTCGCAGTAGGCGGGGATCGACGAGAGCATCAAGAAAATCATCAAGAATGCGAGTTTTTTCATTGGGATACTCCCTTCACCGGGGCGGCGCCGATGATCTTCGGGGCGTCGGTCTGTTCGATGTCGATGGAATCCGCGTTAAAAATGACGATGAAGCGTTGCACCACGCGCTCGATGTCCAGATCCCCAACCGTAGTTTGGTAGGGATCGAGATCAACCCTGAATGAGCCTTCGCTGATTTGCCCGATCTTCCGCACGATCGGCGCGCCTTGACGCGGGGCGGGCTTGTTGAGCTCGTAGGTCAGTTTCCGCGTCTCGAGCCTGGTTATCCGTTGCAGGATCTTGTCTTCAGTCATCGGCTTTCTCCTCGAGTTCGATTTTCGGGATGTTGGTGTCGAATTTGAAGTCTCGCCGCTGATTCATGGCGGCTCCGGCGAAATCCCGGGCGGTCATCAACCTCCGGTAGTCCCACATCGGCTCATTGATGGCTTTCGCATCGCTCCACCGCCGCCAGTTGTTGATGAAATCGGGATCTTGCAGCTTGCAATACTCGGTCAGGTCGTCGTAGAACCCACGATTCACGTCGAGCTCGGCCCTCATTTGGCCGATGATCCTCTGTAGCTCGTCTCGTTCGTTGACCAGGCGCAGAATGTCTTTTGCCAGGCTCATCTTCACCCACCTTTCTTGAAAATCGCGTAGAGAGA